CATCCAACTCTTCTATCCCACAGGCAGGTGAATAATGAGTCGCGCACAATTAACCTCAACAGTTGAGCAGAACACAGGTGGGGCAGTCGCTCCTATTGTCGGGGGCAAGAATTTTTTTGCCAACGGAGCGATGGATTTTTGGCAGAGAGGCACAAGTTTTAGCCTTACTTCTAACACTAATGCTTACACGGCAGACCGTTGGAGTTGTTATTCTTATGGAGCAACACAGACATTCAGCCAATCTACAACTGTTCCAAATACTTCATTTCCATACTCGCTAAAAATAGCAGGCGCTTCAGGCGCAAGTGCTTCAGTAGTTAGACAACGCATTGAAGCGGCAGCAACTTTGCCTTTAGCAAATGCCACATCTGTTACATTGTCGTATTGGGTCTATTTGGCAAGTAGTTCTAGCGCAAGTGTGTTTTTGAATCTAAATACACCAACATCAAATGTAAATGATTTTACAGCAGTAACCTCACGAGTTTATCAAGCCGTTTCTGGTACTGCCGTAAATAACGCTTGGACTAAAATTACTTATACTTTCAATCCAAGCACATTTACTAATATAACTTATGGCTTAGAAGTTCAGTTAGATTTAGCAGCAGCATTAAATAATGCTTCTTACTATGCCCTATTTACAGGATTCCAATTAGAACTTGGCCCAGTAGCAACCCCATTTGCAAGAGCAGGTGGAACACTCCAAGGAGAGTTAGCCTTGTGTCAGCGGTATTACTTCAAAGCAAATAACGCTGCTGATAGTGGTGGCACAGTTTCATCATTTGCGGTTAATTATTCTGCAACTGCTGGTATTTCAATTTATTCTTTACCAGTAACAATGCGAGTTTACCCAACTGCTATAACTTATTCAGGGTTGCGTTATGTTGATGCCGTATTGGGAATTTATGCCAATCCAACATTTACTATCGGCGGAGGCACACCAAACAACATAAGAGCAGATTTTACTTCAAGCGGTATGACTTCGGGTAGAAGTGGTTGGATAACTCAAAATAGCAGCACATCTGATTACATTGCTTTCAGCGCAGAACTTTAGGAGATAACAATGGACAAAGTAACCTTTATTGAAGTTGAAGGAGTGGATGGTATTGTTGAACACGCCATTATCGCTCACGCTGACGGGTCTTTTACTTCTATGCTGAAATCTACCTACGAGGCTCAGCAAGCCACACTTGCAGCCAACTCTGCGCCAACCGCCCAGTAGGGTATAAGGTGGGGCTATGTGGACAATCCGTGAGGCAACGGCAGATGACCTGCCAGCCATAGCCGAGATAGAGGCTCAGGTCTATACCGTTGAAGGCCCTTGGTCATTAGCCGATTTCCGAACTGACTATGCCCTTCCCGACAGGTGCTATCTAGTTGCCGAAGATGAAGGCAGAATCATTGGCTACGCAGCAGCATTTGCAGAAAACGATACGGTTGATTTGACGATGAACACCGTTCTTCCTGAGTACCGCAAGCAAGGGATTGGCACACAGTTCCTCATCAAGCGACTTGAGTGGGCTGGCAATCGCAAGGTTGTTTTGCAGACTCGTATGGATAACACCACCGTTCAGCAGATGTACGCCAAGTACGGTTTCAAGCCAACGCAAGTTCTTGAAGATTTCTACCCCAACAAAGTAGCGGCGTTGGAGATGGTACGAGAACACTCCACCGAGAGTTAGACACCTGCTACCCTTACGGTATGGGATTAGCGATCATAGGCTTTATATGCGGGATAGTGGTCGGATACATTCATGGGCGATATTGAGCTAGTACCTCTTGAAGAAATTTACCGACAGTTAAAAAACCGCTACGACACCTCGGGTTTTAGCCCCTATGTGATTCGCACCGATTGGCAGATTATCCGGCGCATAGGCGTACACCCGGCGCTTGCTACCGTACAGGATCTTGAGCAAGTTGTATTAAGAGCTACTAAACAAAGCACCAAGGCTAACTATGTATCTCGAATACGCTCAATCTATAAACACCTTAATAAGATGGGTTTAATCAACGGCAATAACGCCGCAGAGGATCTGCCTAGACCTAAATCGGGTCGCGGGCAACCTAAGCCAGTTACTCAGGCTGAATTTGATAAGTTGATGGCAGAAGCCACGCAACCTTACAAAGACTGGTTTATTTTAGGCGGTTTAGTCGGACTGCGAGCGCACGAAGTAGCCAAGATTGAAGGCGCTGATTTGATAGAAGATAACGGTGGCTATTCGCTACGCGTTATCGGCAAGGGCAAGACCGATCTCGTAGTGCCAGTAGCCAAGAAGGTTGCCGAGGTTATTCAGAGCTACAACACGCTAGGCAAATTGTGGGTTATTGAACCTAACACTTTCTCCAAGAAAGCGGCTAATGAGATGCGCCGAATACTTGGCCCAAACGCCAAGCACTTTCACTCTTTGCGGCACTACTTTGCAACTACCATGCTTGAGAAATCAGGCGGCGATCTACTAGCCGTTAGAGACCTTATGAGGCACTCTTCAGTAGCCACTACACAGGTTTATACGCAACTATCACAAGACAAGACACGCTCGCTTGTGAACTTGATAGAGTAGCCCTATGAACCTCGTTCAAAAGGCGGTTGAACACGGTGGCAAGTTAGCACCTATAGCAATACCCGGCACATTTGGCGGGATGAATCCTTCGGTCTTTATTGACCCTGACGGCGATATCCTCGTCAATGTTCGAGTAGTCAATTACATTCTTTACCATAGCGAGAATAAGCAACAGTTCCCTTCTCGATGGGGGCCACTTGCTTATCTACATCCTGAGAAGGATCAACGCCTCGTTACTGAGAATTACCTAGTACGCCTTAATAGTAATCTAGTAATGACTGACTGCACCAAAGTAGAGATGCTTAACCTGCATGAACCTATTTGGGAGTTTGTAGGTCTTGAGGATGCGCGCCTTGTATATTGGGATGGCTACTACCTAACAGGCGTTCGCCGCGATACTACAACTAACGGCGTAGGTCGTATGGAGCTAAGCAAGATTGAGTTAGATAAAACTAACTGGACTGCTACAGAGATTGACCGCAAGCGAATCCCAACGCCAGCACCGGATACCTCGTACTGCGAGAAGAACTGGATGCCGGTACTAGATCGCCCCTATCAGTTCGTTAAATGGTCTAGCCCTGTTGAGGTTGTTGAGTTTGACGGTACGCAGACTAGGCAAGTTAGCCTTCGCCAAGGCGTTCAACCTTCTAAAGATCAGCGCGGTGGTTCTCAGCTCATACGGTGGGGCAACTGCTACATCTCAATAACGCATGAGGTTGATCTGTTTAAGAATTACCTTCAGCAGAAAGATGGCATATACCGCCATAGACTTTGCGTGTATGACGATCAGTTAAACCTTGTCGGGCTATCTAAAGAGTTCTCATTCCTAGATTTTAGGATTGAGTTCTGTGTAGGGATTGCCGAATATGAAGGCGATCTACTGATTAGTTTTGCCGTTGCCGATAATGCCGCATTTGTGTTACGCACACCACGCGCTATTATTGAGGATCTAATAGCGGAGGCGCTTGATGCTTGATGAACTAATCTACGCACTATCTAAAGACCCCTTTGATCCTAAGTTAAACTTTGCCGTAGCCGTTGAATACGAGAAGGCAGATCAGATAGCGAGCGCAGTTTCCTTTTATCTACGCACCGCAGAGTATGGCAAAGAGCATGATGATCTTTATGTCTATACCTCGCTGATAAAACTTGCCAAATGCTTTAACGAGCAGAACGATAGATTAACAACAGTTTCTAACTGTCTTATGCAAGCAATTGGTTATCAACCTGATCGCCCTGAAGCGCTCTTTCTCCTGTCGCAGTTTCACGAACGGCAAGGCAACTGGCGCGAGGCTTGGGTCTATGCTCGATTAGGTCAAAATGTTTCAGGTGATGATTTAGGTTTTAGCCCACTACCTGCCGATGTCGGTTATGTAGATTACGGTCTAGAGTTTGAAGAAGCCGTTGCAGGTTGGTGGCTAGGTAGGCGCGAAGAATCTATTGATATCTTCAACGAGCTACTTATGCTAGATATTACAGATGAGTACCGCAAAGCGATAGAGGCGAACCTTGCCATTATTCTTTGATATAGGTGCTAATCGTGGCGATGCTACGGTTGTTGCGCTCGCTTTAGGTTACGATGTAATAGCCGTAGAACCTTCACGAATTTATGCAGAGCTAGTCAAGAATTTTATCTACGATCCTCGCGTAACCCCTATCAAGTTTGCCGTATCTGATAAAGATAACGAGCGTGTAGAGTTCTACGAAGCCGCAGAAGATGGGCTAAGCACCTTAAACAAGGACTGGCTTACTTCCCCGAATATGCCGTACAACGGCAAGCCTTTCTGGACTACCTACGCTCACACGATAACGATAGATACGCTGGCTGAAATATACGGCGAGCCTGATCTGATTAAGATAGATGTTGAAGGCGCTGAGTGGTCTGTATTTAACGGCATGATCTGCAAATACAAGATGCTTACCTTTGAGTGGACTCAAGAAACAATAGACGAACACCAAAAGCAACTACACTACCTAGCGGCTCTTGGCTATACCGAGGTAGCACCTCAGTTTATAGAACCCCACTTAGATCAGCCTGATAAGTGGTATGACATAGATCAGGATTTATGGGCTTGGCGAGATGCACACGCTAAGGCTTGGGAAACTGAAGGCTGGAAAAGAAATGAACTAAGACCAACCGCCGATGTAGGTATGTGTTGGGTTCGCTAATAAGGAGACAATGTGGGCATATTTGATCGCTTTGCCAAA